AAGCAAGGAAATGGATAACTATAAGGAAATCATTAAAAATGTACGAGAACAATTAGATGAAATAAAACGAATTCATATGATGAAGGAAACAGCTGATCCTAAATATCGTGGGGATATTGATATATATCATCAGCCACAGGCAGAAAAATTAAAAAAATCACTTGAACTAATAAAATCAATAGTAGGGGAAGACGAAATGAAAACTTTAAATTCACGCGGCGGACTCCACGGCTATGCCGGAGGAGGAAAAGTTGGGCAATATTTCATTCGAGAGCCCGTCAAGGCAGTTGGAAAATTCCTCAAGGACAATATTCCACCCGTATTCTCCAAAGTAGCTGAAATTGTCCCTAGAATTGAAGGGGTAAAAGGAAAATTATCCTCAATATTCAATAAGGCCAAAAATGTATGGGAAGTTGGAACTGTTTACGGTGATAGAAAGGTAAAAATTAAGGATAAATGGGTAAAAAACCCCAATTTAAAGTTTGATGTCATAAAGACATTCAAGGATCAAGGGTCTGCGAACAAATTTGTCCAAAAACAGCAAAAACAGGCAACCCAGACTCTTGGAGCTCCAAAATTACCGTCAAAAACGGAAGGGGCACTCTACTGGAAGTCAAGAAAGGCGATTGAGGATGCTCCATTCGAGATGGCTCCCAAGAAAAACTGGCTGGAATACCTTATTAGCAGAAATATAGGGTATAAGGAGCTCGGCGATACGTCATTGCTACTTACAAAAAATAGCGTAGGAAAAGACGGAAAACCAATCAAGATTCCAGAAGGTGGCTTCTTGTTTGGAGATGATACAGGCAGAATATCAAAAAATGATTTTCTTAAGGAATTTGATGAGCTTGTCCCTAAAATTAGGGTTCATCTCCTTGGAAACCGTAATTTCTTTGATGGATTGCAGTATTTGGAAAGAACGTTAGTTCCTGTTGCAAGGAAAATTAAAGGAAAATCAAGCTACGAGGATATAGAAGGGGCCAAATACTACCTGGACTATCCACGTGCCGATTTTGACGTTGGATTCGAGGGTTTTTTAAGGTCCGTTAAGGATATTGTCAGTTTTGTGAGATCCAAGGCAAAGGATACTCCTAGCTCAAAACAGGCTGAAGCTAGAGGTATTTTTGAAGCTGAAATGGTTGAAAATGCCGTTGCAAAGCTGAATGCGCTCTATAAGGACCGTTATGGTGTTGATGATGTCATAGGAAAGGGTGTGGATCAAATCAAGCATCCTAATCTTCCTTTTGAAGTTGTTAAGCTAGGAAATAACCTTGCGGATATATTCAGCAAGCGTGGAGTGCAGTACAGTGTCCGTGGACAGCCGCAGCATGAAGGGGATCAAGTAATGTCAGGTGGGTACAACCATAATGAACTGGTCTTTACTTTTGAAGGCGGAAAGCTAAGACAAGGGGAGAAAAAATTTAAACCCAACCATGAATTCAATTTGGGAAAGGATGCTGAAGGAGGATTCGTTCATGCAAGGATCTCGGACAGGATTGACGAGGCAGGAAGGAAAATTCTATTCATTGAGGAAATTCAGTCCGATATGCACCAAGGCGTGCACCACGGAGGAAAATCATACGCACCGCGAAAAGACCGCATAACGCCTGTGAACAAGGAACTGGAAGAAATTGTTTCCTTGAATAAAGATGCAAAGAAAGCTTTAAAAAACATACAGAAAAATCTTGAAAAGGCGCAAGCATCCGAAACACGCGGACGAACGCCGGAAGAGATTACAATGAGACAGGATTTGATTGATGACTTGAACGTTTCGCGTGATTCCTACATGAAGGAAATTGAAGAACAGGATAAAATAATAAAAGACTTGAAAGCAGCGAGAGGTGGTGAAGGAGAAGTGACTGAAGGACCTTTCAAGAATTCCAAGGACTACGCAAAATTCGTTATCAAGTATGTCTTGAAAATGGCGCGTGAAAACGGCTATGACGGGATTGGCGTCTCGAATGCATGGATCAAGACTAGAAAAATGTCAGGTCAAAGCGGAAAGGACTTCCAAGGTCATTTCGGGTTCTACGGGAACTGGGGTCTTCCGGATCCTTCTGTTCCAGCGTCCTTTAAGGAAGTTATTTTAAAAGATGCACTAGGGGAAGTTGCACGTGACTCCAAGGCAAAATTATCATTGACAGCAATCAAGGAACATGCGGAAGGAACACGCGTAGATAAACCAAGCCAAGGAAAAACATGGGGTGATGTCCCCGTTCTATTGATAACAAGAGGCAAGGCAAAGGAACCAATCAAAGAGGCTATAGAACAGATTGACAAAGGGCAGTCTGCGTATTATAAAGGTGGTCTAGTAAGAGAGGTATTTACAGAAGTGGCACCACCACTACTATAGGGAGTAATTATGGCAATAAACCCAAATGACAATATTGATAAGGCAATGCAAGCTTTGCAGGGCGCACTGGAGATTGAAGAGGAAGGAGTTGAAATATCCCCACCTCAGCCTGTAGAAAATACAGATCCAAATGTAGAATTGACAGATATGCCCGATGGAGGTGCAGAAGTTAATTTTGATCCAAATGCACCCGTTGACCAAAGCCAGATTCCATTTGACGGAAATCTTGCCGATTACATAGAAGAAACAGATTTAAAGAGATTAGCTTCTGAATTAGTAGGAAATTTTGAAAGCGACAAGCATACCAGGAAAGACTGGGAAGATACATACATTAAAGGTTTAGACATGTTAGGGTTCAAGTACGAAGAGCGTACTGAACCTTTTGAAGGTTCCTCAGGGGTCGTTCACCCTCTCTTATCGGAATCCGTGACGCAATTCCAAGCCCAAGCGTACAAGGAATTACTTCCGCCGGATGGCCCCGTGAGGACACAAATTGTAGGGGATGCAACTCCTGAAATCGAGCAGCAAGCTGAAAGAGTTGCGGAGTTTATGAATTATCAGATTACGCAGGTGATGAGGGAATATGATCCGGATATGGATCAATTGCTTTTCTATCTGCCACTCTCAGGGTCTGCATTCAAGAAAGTCTATTATGACGGACTTTTAAAAAGAGCAGTTGCCAAATTTGTGTCCAGTGAAGACTTGGTTATTAATTATTTTGCAACAGATATGGATACAGCGGACCGTATTACGCATATCATAAAAATAACAAAGAACGACTTGATTAAAAATCAAGTGAGTGGGTTTTATAGGGATATAGAAATTAGAGATGGTTTTGTTGATGCAACTGATGTTAATGAAAAAGTTAGCGAGCTTGAAGGATCGCAGAAAGGAACTTCAAGTGAAGACAACATGTATACTCTTCTTGAGATGCACGCCAATTTGGATGTTCCAGGATTTGAGGATACTAGTGGAGTTAAGCTTCCTTATATTATAACATTGGATCAGTATTCCCAAACTATTTTATCCATACGACGAAATTGGAAACAGAATGATCCAAATTTTGCAAAAATACAATACTTTGTACATTACAAATTCCTCCCAGGACTAGGCTTTTACGGCTTTGGTCTAATACATATGCTTGGTGGGTTATCGAGAACGGCGACAAGTGTATTGCGCCAACTGATTGACGCAGGAACTCTCGCTAACCTTCCAGCAGGTTTCAAGGCGCGTGGAATGCGCATACGCGACCAAGACCAGCCTTTGCAGCCAGGAGAATTTAGGGATGTTGATGTAACAGGAATTTCAATCAAGGAATCATTATTACCACTTCCTTTCAAGGAACCATCACAGGTTCTATTTGCCCTTTTAGGATTTGCGGTTGATGCAGGAAAATCTTTTGCAGCGATTGCAGACATGAAGATGGGGGAAGGAAACGAGCAGAATCCTGTTGGGACAACTCTTGCTCTTTTAGAGCGAGGAACAAAGGTAATGTCCGCAATCCACAAGCGCCTTCATTGTGCGCAACGAATGGAATTTACTATGCTCGCTAGAATATTCCAGCTTTATCTTCCACCGGAATATCCGTATTATGTTGTAGGTGGAAACAGGATGATCAAGCAGCAGGACTTTGACGAGCGTGTTGATATTATTCCAGTTTCCGATCCTAATATTTTTTCCATGTCGCAGCGTGTTATGCTGGCGCAGACACAGCTTCAGATGGCTGGTGCAGCTCCACAATTGCATGATATGCGTGAGGCATACAGAAGGGTTTATCAGGCGTTGAATGTTGACAATATTGATTCAATACTTAAACCAAACCCCGACGAACCGGAACCAATGAGCCCAGCGATGGAGAATTCAATGGCGATGAAAGGACAAAATCCAAAAGCATTTCCAATGCAGGATCACCAATCGCATATGAAAGCACATGGTGATTTCATGTTTACGCGTATGGTTCAAATTAATCCGCAGCTCTATGCGATGATGCAGTCGCATGTTTTTGAGCATGTTGCAATAATGGCTACGGAAATGATTCAAAAAGAATTTGCCCAACAACTACAACAGCTAAAACAAATGGAACAGCAAGGGCAAGGACAACAGAATCCTCAATTACAGCAACAGTCAGCACAATTAAATAATCAAATGGCAAAAAAACAGTCTGAAATTGAAGCGCAGGTAATTGAACAGATTGCCAAGGAAGAAGAAAAACGTATGGGAATGAAGCAGGACGATCCACTTGTACGACTAAAACAACAAGAGATTGATTTGCGTGCTATGGAAGTTATGACTAATCAGCAGCGTGATTCTCAAAAGACACAGACAGATATGATGGTTGAAGCTGAAAAATTGGATCTTGAGCGTGATAAACTTGAATCACAGACAAGCATTGATATAATGAAAGCTTCCTCTGATATTGACAAGGCTAAAACGGCTGAGGCTAACCAAATGCTTAGGGATAATATGGCCACGGCGCGTGAGGCGATGAAGGATAATAATGCAACGAGGCGCGAGGCCATGAAGGCACGCTCGCAGGAAAGAATTGCAAGGACAAATGCAAGAAAAAAATCAAATGGACAAACAAGTAGCTAAAATTACCGATGTCATGCGCAAAGTGGAAGAGCTTGCGAAAAAGGAAATAAAGGATCCTAAGGAGACACTTATTGTGGCATCCGCCCTTATGGCGGTGACTCGAAACTTGTATGTCGCGGCCTTGGGGCCGGAGGACACCGCAAGAATGTTCGGTGCCGTCGCGGATAGCTTTTTTGTCGTGGAGGATATGATGCATAGCCTAATTCCACGTGGACATAAACCAACGATACATTAATGCCGTTTAAGTCAAAAAAACAAAGGGCATACTTGTATGCCAAGGAACCGCAGATTGCTGAGAAGTGGGCTGCAGAGCACGGTAATAAAATCGTGAAGAAAAAAGGCGGAAAAGTTAAACTAAAAAAAGGAGGAACTAATGCCGACAGTAGGAGGTAAAACATTTACGTACGATTCTAAAGGCTTTAAAGATGCTGAAAAGTATGCTAAGGACACCGGCCAGAGTCTTCAAGTTGTCGCTAGGGGTGGCAAGGTGAAGATGATGAAAGGTGGCATGAAACCCCATAAGAAAAAGGGTTACATGCAAGGTGGCATGAAAAAGCCAAAACATAAATTTATTGAAAGATTTATGGGGACATCTTAAAGAATGGAATGAATGGAAATTGAAAGACTGGATAAAAGCTGGAATTTTAGTGGTCATAATTCTTTTTGTCCTTAAAGTTATAATTTTACCAGGCGCATAATGCCGGATCCAGATCTATATGGTGGTAGTTATTTAGATTATCCTTCCCCACCCTTTGTGGATAGGGGAAGGAAAGTCATACAGGATTTTGTGTCCGACAATCCACGAGAAACCAGAGGTCAGGGATTTACTCCTCTTGATATAGGATCAGAAATTAGAGATGCCTAC